CGGAAAACGCGTCATAGGTCGGAGGATCCTGCACATCATGCCCGGTCAGGTGTGCCCATTTGGCACCGTACACCATGCAGCTGTGCACCAGAGCCAGCCGCTTGTCGAAATGCTTCATGGCTTCGGTAAACTGCGCCTCATCCTCACAGTCAACGCCGTAGGTGTCGCGCATCATGAGTTTTACGCCTTCAGAATACGCGATCCAGTACGTACCTCCGGCAATGTCAATCTGTTTGGTTCTCATAGTTGTCTCCCTTCAAAAAGTTCCCCCTCAGAGTCACCCGAGGGGGAATTGATGATGATTAGGTGCCCAGAGCAGTCTGCAGAGCAGTGAGTGCGGCGGCTTCGGTCTCGAAGTCATCCCACTTTTGCCACTTGGCCGGGACGCAGTCATCACGCAGGATGGTTGCCTCGAGGGACGGAGTCTGGAAATTCACAGTCTCGCCCTGAGTCTCAATACTGTAGTCAGGCACCTTGAACTGGCACTTATAGAGCACAATTACACGCCATTTAATGACGTTGATGTGCACCTTCTTGACGATAAAACCGAGTCCCACATAGGGAGCCATGGTATCAGCATCAAAAATCACGCCGGTCTCGCCGGTTGGCGTGCGAAGTCCGAGGATATCTTTCGCCACATCGAGCTCGAGTTCATCGATCTCCATGGTAGCAGTGCCACCGCCGAAAATAGCCAGGGATTCTGCAGGACCATTGTCGGCATACAGGATCTCAGGGTCCTTGCCTTCGGTGGTGATGTCGGAATTCACGGCTTTGCCCAGCTTTTTGAGGCCGGTGTAGGTGGTGGTGCCGTTCGTGTTTGCATACATAGCATAATACGGCTGAGATACACCAATATTTGCCATATCGTTTCACCTCATTTGGTTATTTTGTTGATTTCCTCGTCCATCTTTGCCTGGATCGCCGCAACAATGCGAGCATGTGCAGCTCTCGCGGCAGGACGGACAAACGGATGTTTTTTGCGTCGGCTGGATCCGGACTCGAGCGATCGGGCGAGCATCGGGAGCGGCACCCCATTGGGCCACTGTTTCTCCGTGCGGCGCGTGTATCCGCTCACGGAAACCTTGGTATTCACCGCGTCACCTTTGACCTCGAACCGTGCCACACCGAGACCAGCGATCATGTCCGTTTTGTCATCCGGAAGAAGGCCCTCATACGGTTTCGCACTTGTGCTGTCCGGGAGTGCCCTGATTGCATCCTCGAGCGCACTGAGCATCTCAGATACGCCGTCATAGAGTGCCACTTTGGCGATTCGCTCACCGCTTTCACCGAGCTGGAGCAGCTTATCAGCGATGGTTTCTGCGCCTTTATACGTCATACTCGCCATGAGATCACCCCAGCACGTCAAAAACCCATTCCCAGTGGGTGTACCCGGTTTCCTCTTCATAGTGCGGACCGTATTCCAGCCGCCACGGGCACCCGATCGAATCCATGGCGGCCTCGATTAGGTCGGCCTTGTCATTGCCACGGGAGGAACGGCAGAAGAGATCCACGGTGCCTTCCGGCACTTTCTCGGAGTGCTTGCCGTCGGCCAGCATATCGCGCCGTCCGTCGAGAGCGTAAACTCCGTAATCCTGCCGAAGATCATCGGCTTCCTTCCATCCACCCTCCGCAAAGGGAATGCCGGTGGACTCAAGAGCGGCGATCAGTTCGTCATACGTCATGATTCGTCACCCTTTCGACTGTCAATTCGATCTTGTTATCCTGCCGGACGTACGGCCGGATGATCTTATACCGCTGACCCTCGAAAATGCACTCACGCTCGTCCTGATACTCGGCATAATTGCCCAGGATCAAAACACAGGACGGAGTGAATCCCTGGCTGAGTGCGGCATAGAATTCCTGCCGGTACACACTCTGCACGGTGCAGGCGACCTCGCGCTGTTCCGGATCCGGAGCGTCGTACACTCCACGAGCCTTCGGGACTTCCTTCAGGAGAGTCACAGTGGACGCTCTGATCATGCGTCATTCCCCCAGTTCGTGTACCCCGTCGCCTGCCGGAGAGACCCCTTCTGGCTTTCGTAAGCCGCCATCATGACAGCATACTGGGAAGAATCGCGAGTCAGGTAGAACTGAGCGCAGGCATAGGTTGCGACCGCACGCTGAATGAGAGGATCTGTGCTGTCCGTGGTGGCATTCACTACACCTGCCGTCACAGTCAGATCCTGCAGGCCGGCATGGATATAGTCGGTCAGCTCAGAGTCATATTTCGTTGTGGTGGTCAGCTGCAGCGCATTTTTCACCGCTTCCAACATCAGGATCACCTCACTTTGTCAAAGATTCGATGTATTTGTCATGGTCTTCAGGCCATATGACATCATGACCAATATGACCCAGACGTACCACCGGATCAGCCCAGATTTCATATCCCTTGGCTGTTGCCCGGCGGCAGAATGTCAGGTCCTCGCCCCAATCATGTTCCGGGAGGAAACACGTACGGTGCGACACCTGAACACTCTTAAGGATTTCCGTGGAGATCAGCACACAGGCAAAGCCGCAGCCGGCCACCCTAAAAGGCTCTGTCGGCAGCTGTTCGAATCGTTCGATATGATTGATATCGTCCAGCTTCCTGAACACACACAGCCCGTAAGGTTTCCGCCTTGCGGCAGCAATCCCCGTGACAAAATCTTTCCGGTTATCCATCAGATCATCAAAGAGGGAATCATTGAAGATCATATCAGCATCCAGCCAAAGCACATGTGAGTAGCCCTCATTGATGGCCTTGCAGGCGATCCTGTCCCTTGCCATGTAAACCAAGGTGCCATTATTGATGAACACGTCAAAATTGATATGGTCCCGGCTCAGTCTCATGGTCAAGGCAGTCAGGCATTTTACAAACTCGGCATGCATATAGTCGTGTGACGGGATACCGATAAGCAGCTTCATTTTTTCGCCTTCCTCGTGGTCTTTGTAGGTGCGTCAGTTTCCGGAGTCTCTTTGGCCGCGCTCGCCGTGACTACCGGAACCCCTGAATGCGTGGTGACCAGGTATGTATACTCAGCAGGGGAGACATCAACAATCTCCCCTGCTTTGTGGTGAATCCTGGCATCACGGGTCAGACGGACCAGCATCAGGTCGAAGTGCCAGCGGCAGGCTTCCGGATGTTGACGAAGTGAGACAGCTTGGTGATGCCGTGCGCGGCAAACATACGGCCAAGCACTTCGATGATATCCAGAGTCTTCTTGGTCAGGTCATCATATTTGATGGTCATGCCATCGCCTTCCGGGAAGTTGACCTGCATACCCTTCAGATCGCCAACGATGGCATACACATCATTGGTGCTCGCGGTGGAGTAGGCAGGCAGGTGAGAACTGTACACCTTGGTCAGACCAGCAAACGGATCAATGGCAAAGTTGCCAGCAGCATAGGCGGCCAGGAATTCAACCTCAGTCTGCCGATTCAGAATCACAACCAGATTCCGGGCATCTTCACCCAGCTGCGCCATGGCAGTGGGAATGGTCACGACAGCAGGTGCCATATCGACACGCGGCACACCGATGGCAGTGCTGCCATTGGTCGCGTTGGCCGTGGTGATGTCATCGAGGCACTCTTCCGCAAGCTTCTTGGTGACCCTGTAGGTCAGTTCATCATAGATGTAGTCCAGGAATTCCTGACCCTTCATATCTGCGACTTCATCGGAGAAGCTGACCCACTTCTTGATGCTTTCAGGTTTGAGTTCAACCAGACCAAAGGTCAGGGCTTCCTCAGTGGGTGCCGTGGTACCTTCAGCGTGCACATAGGCCGGATCAGCGGAAAGCTCAAAGGGAACCTTGAAATTACCGCGCATGTAGGTCTTGTTCACGCGGGACAGGATACCATCAGACTCCCAGGCGGTTTCAATCTTTTCCTGGAGGTACACAGGAACCGGGATGGAACCATTGTTGGGAGCATTCACGGTGAGCAGGGAGCGCACCTCAGTGTCATCACCGGATTTGATATAACGGGCATAAGCCTCAACATACTCATTGGATTTCAGAAAATCGCGAAGTTCCATACGGTTCTCCTCCTTGTGTTCTTCTTTAGTCTCGCCGGCACCGTCAGCAATTTCCTGACGACGCTTTTCCGCTTCTTCAGCGGCGGCTTTTCTGGTCTTCAGCTCAGCCTTAATGGCTTCCAGCTCAGTAGACCTGTTTTCCAGTTCTTCAGCAGTGGCGTTCTCCGTCTCCATGCCGGCAATCTCTGCCTGACGCGCTTCCAGAGCGTCCACCGTCATTGTGGTAAAGTCAAACATTTGCTTTGACCTCCTCAATAAGTTTATTCAGCCGCTCCAGAGCCGCCGTCCGGCGTTCATTTTCGGCCTGTGCTGCCCGTTCTTCCATCAGAGCCTGCCGTGCACTCTCCAGTGATTCCTTTGCGCTCTCCAGCGCGTCAGAAACCCCACGAGCCTGAATGGATGTCTGAGCATATGCCGGGAACGTTACTGCAGAGACCTCAAACACGCGCCCGAGCGAGCGGATATGGCGTGTCGGATGGTCACTTTCGATGTCGTCCCAGGCATCCTTGTCAACGGTAAACATAAACGACATTCCGGAAATATCGCCCCGGTTTACCGCAGAATAAAGGCTTCTTGCATCGGCATTGTTTTCAGTGTCCAGATCCACCCGGATGCCCATGCCGTCGACATCCACAGTCATCTGCATGGTGCTGTTCTCGTTGTTATTCCGGGAACGCGCCAGAGGGATCATGTCGGTGTTATGGTTGACCAGGAAGCGCACATCTTTCAGATCAGTGACATCGAGTGCACCCCGGTCGATGATTTCGTCATACCAGCCCAGATCAGTGCGCTGGTCAAAAACGATCGGACGGCCGCTGAGAAAATGGCCATGTTCTTCGTTTTCTTCTGCTCTCACTTCAAAATTGAAAGCACGAATTTCCTTATTCGGCATCGTTGTTACCTCCTTCTTGCGCTTCAGCGACGTTGTAATACTCGCCACGCGCAGGAATCTGTGAGCCATACGGCTCCGGAAGCGGCGACAGGTTGAGAATGTCGCGCAGCTCATTGCGAGTCATCAGGCCACGGTCAGCGAGCTGACTGATTGCGCTCAGCTTGTCGCTGTTGCTCATGTACTGCAGTCGGTTTGCCGTGAACCAGATCTTATTGCCGTACCCGGTGCGCTCTCTCTCAGTGTAGAGCATCCGTGTCATGGCCTCAGAGAGCTGCACGGCAAACCACTCGACCGCACCCTCATAAAATGCCATCCAGCTGTCACCGAAGGCTTTGTTCTGGATGATGTCCTCATTCACCGCAAAATAAGAGAACACGTTGTTTTTGATCGTGTTCATCTGCTCCGGATCAACCTTGTAGGCATCCTGCTGGATCTGTTTGATGTCCTTGTACGTGTTCGGCCAGAGCAGCACACCGCCGGATCCAGACCGGAAGTTGTGCTCATTAAACCTATCACGCTCTCTGGCGAGATCTTCATCCGTTGACCAGTTCGAGCTGGTCGCCATAAAGCGATATGTGGCGGAGTTTTTGATCCCCTCGCTGATGCCCTGTCTCTGCATCTCGATCAGATCGAGCGTCGGACGGAGTGCGCTGTTATCCTCTCCGAACAGGTCGCTGTTCAGCTGATACCGTGTCAAGATCCCAACGTTCCACAGCTCCACTGCACGCCGCTTGCCGTTGTTGAAGTGGAACCGCACATACGGCACACCCTGATCCTCGACCAGTTCCCAGCGATTCGGCACGATGCTGATCACGCCATTGGCTTCTCCGTACTCGCCGAGCACCGGAACCATAAAACACGTGTTTTTCGCATATAAAATGGCAGCAGTTCTATACAGAAACTGCGGCCATGTCTGGAACTGATTCGGCTGTATGAGCATCCGTGTCCTGAGATTGGGTTTTGCTGATCCGTCGATATTGATCGACAATTTGGCATCATGTCGTCCATGTGCATCCAGTGCCGCCCGAATCAGGTCCGACTCGAAAATCGATCCCTGCCACGTGTGGAAGGAAGGGCGATAGCCGTCCAGAAGTGCGAACGTGTGTTTTGCCGACAGGATCTGCTGCCGGTTTCCGAAGATTTTCTCAAAGAGTCCCATGCTATCACCTCTTTCTATTTTCGAGTTGCGGCCCTACTTCTTGCCAGTGGTTTGCCCTCATGCACAGCGCGTCCAGAATTGCGGCCACTCCGTCGACATGTGCATTCTTGCCGATCTTGATGAGTTTCTTCCGGGGATGTGCGCTGGTACCGGACTCAATCTGCTGAGCCGCATCCTTGAAATGCAGTTTCAACAGGTCATTGTCGTCCGCGCACCGGATCCGGCCTTCCTTGACCATGCCTTCCAGATCATTCTCAATGCCGGTCAGGTTGAATCCCTGGAAGACAGACTCCATGTGGAATCCAAAGTTTGACATATCCTGCACCAGATAGTCCGCTGTGTATCGGTCATAACCTACGTACAGAGGAAAGATCTGATACTCGCGGACCAGCGACTTGAACCAGTCGAAGCAGTCTCTGGTATTCACGATAGAATCACCGGAGACCGTCAGCAGGCCGCGCTGGATCATGATGTCGTAGGGAATGCCGTCACGCGCCGTCGCATCTGCAATCTTTTCACGCGGCAGGAAGAATTTGGAAAAGACCCAGATGACATCGTCCTTCTGTATGCAGACACAGCAGGATGTAAGGTCTGTTGTCTGACTGAGGTCGATGCCACCCAAGCAGTAGCAATTGCGGAAATCTTCCAGGTGCAGGTCGTTTCCGAACATCTTTTTGATGTCCTGAGTGCTGAACCATGCCAGTGACGAATTTTGTTTGATATTGCAGTACTTCGTAATGAACTCAGCACGCTTACTGAGTGATCCCTCTGCCACTGCAATCTCTTCCCGGATGTAGTCCTCAGAGACAGACACACCCAGGTTCGGCATAGCTTTGTGCAGCTCTCGCATGTCGTTCCACTTTTCGACATCGTCGATCATGTACAAAAAAGGAGCCAATCTTGTTTCCAGACTGGTTCCCTGCAGCACTGCCGTTGAGCGTTTCATCAGCTCATCG